TTTATTATTTTCAAGTAAAAACGAAGACGAGACAATAGACAAATTAGACTATATAGAAAGAGTAAAAATTACAGATGATATGCTGGCACATCCTTACACCCTCGCCGAAATTTCATCAATGTCTAAACCGTCTTTATGTGTTTTTGATGATATAGAGGACTTTCCAAATAAAAAACTTACTAAAGAAATAGACAGATTATTAAATGAAATAATAAGAAATGGGCGGTCATATGGTATATTTTGTTGTTATACACATCACCAACCAAGCGACTACAAACAAACCCGAAATTTACTCTATGAAGCGACACACGTTATAACATTTCCCGCAAGATGTGCTAAAAATTCATACGACTATTTATACAATAATAAACTACATTTAAATAAAAAAGCAATTAATACATTAAACAATACAAAGACTAATTTCGTATGTATTAAAAAAAAGATACCAAAGTGCATAATTACTAATAATTATCTAATCTTATTATAATATAAATCATTAAAAATGAATAATAAAAATAAATATAACTACCCTTTAAATGGTTTTGAAATGGTTTTTTTAAATCCGCATACCCGTCTATTAGCATATAACGACTTAAACAAAATAAAAAATTCTGTTGAACTTTTCGGCGATTATAACAAAGTTATTATATTATATTTATTACAATCAAAGACAATGGGGCATTGGGTTTGTTTATTTAAGGATAATAATAATAATATAAATTTTTTTGATAGTTACGGACATTCACCAGACTACGAAATAGACAAATTAACAAAACAAGAGCGAGACGAGTTAGACGAAAAACGAAATACAATACAAAATTTATTTAATAAAAATGATGTAATTATTTATAGTAATAGACAATTACAAGGCAAAGGCACAGACACGTGCGGGTGCTTTGTTTCTCATCGTTTAAATTATTATAATATACCTAATAAAGTATATAGACACAAATTTTTTAATGGTAAAAACCCAGACACAATAGTTGCTAATTATTGTTTAAAAAAATTAAAAAAATTTAAAATGTAAAATTAAAATGTATATATATATTAATAATAATAATATAGTATTAATATATAAAAAAAATGACAGATGTTATTTATTACAACATCCAAATAAGTAATATAAATAATACCAACTCAGGCAAAATTACGGGTATTGATGCTAAGCAATCACAATCCCAAATACAAAGTAATAACACACTACCAATTTTAGCAATTCCAGAAGATTATGTAGGATCAATTATACGGTTCGCCGTCCCGTGTTTTAATATTCCTCTAATTCAATTTATAGTTCAAACACCTATAACAATTCCAACAGATGTAAATAAGGGCATTTATTCTTTCACATTAGAGTACAATGGCACATTTTCTTCTCAAACATTTTATATATTCATTCCGCAAGTTGAAAACATCCAACCACCATTGACGCCCTCACAATTTCAAGACTTCTCCAGCGAGTATTATTTTTTATATAATTACGGAGAGTGGATCGTATATCAAAATACAGCATTAAAAACAGCATTTACAGAATTACAAACATTAGTGGCACCAGCATTGGCGACAGCTATAGTACCATTTTTCAATTATGATCCTATAACGCAATTAATATCACTTTATGCAGATAAAAATTTTTTTGACCAAAATCTCCCCGCACCATTTGTAAAAATATATTTTAATAATGTATCGGAGCAATATTTCAACGGGTTTATATTTAACGATGTAGCAATAGGATCAGTAAATGGGGTGGACTCTTATTTTAAAATAAGAAATTTTAACAATATTAATATTTCACCTGTTAATAACGATTTAATTATATTCTCTCAAGAATTCGTGTCCCTCGGGTATCTTTCACCCCTTAAAAATATAATTATATCTACTAATATGAATATAGTGTCAGAGATATTTTTTATATCTAATACAAGTGTACTACAAAATAGTGCATATTTAAATGTTATTACAGATTTTATACCAGACCTAAGCAACGGACAAGAAGCAGGCATCGGCAGTAAAATTTTTATTTATAACGCCCCTTCATTGTTTAGAGTGTTTAATTTTGTTGATAAAAACCCATTATATTCAATAGGATTAACCATTAATTGGACTGATAGTCTCAACAATATATATCCCTTAACATTAAGCAAAGGTACCGTAGCAAGCGTCAAAATGATGTTTATTAAGAAATCATTTTTTGATAAACTTAAAGGAGGTAATATAAACGATTATAAGCACACAAGTACAACACATAATATAAGGTATTAATTAAAAATATAATAAAAATAAAAATTTAGGTAATGTATGTTATGACCTCACAGTCAAACACCTGCCCATTTGATAATACAAAAGGATTACTATTTAATGCGAAAGCGATAATGCTATTTGGAGGCGTAGCTGACGTTGGTACCTTAAATACTCCTATAACTTGGAGAGGTATCGTATTATCTAAAAAAACTACTCTTTGTAAATACGTGCTACCATTTATATTTAATTCTAATGATGCTTGAGCGTTTGGTGCATTTAAGAACATAGTAAAACTACAACGAATTATAGAATACCCCGCCTCCTGAGGTGTTGTAATTGGTAATGTTTGGTACATTGAAACAATATTAGCGGTGACAATAGGGCAGAAAGCGGACTCCGAATAAACAAGGACGCCTCCTACTGTTTTTCGTAATTGGGATAATATTTCATTATTTGTTGATAAGGTATTAATAGACATTTTAAAATATTAAATTTAATAATTATAATAATTATATATAACTTAGATAATAAATTTTTTTAATTTAATTTGATTAATTTGATTATTTTTTATTTTTTTTAATTTATTTATTTATTAAATTTAATTTTATTTTTTTTTATTTATTTTTTTTATTTTATTTAAGATGTTATTATTAAAATTAAAATCTATTTATATAATAATAATAATAAATATTATTTAATTTTATAAAACTTTATAAATGGCGCAATTCGCTCGAGTAGTCGATACCCGTTTAGGGGCACACGATAATAGCACAATAAAATACGTTATTGAACAAGGGGCGCAAAATGTTAGTTATAATCCGCTTACGTCTTCCAGTCATTCAAATCAGTCTACAACATTTAATTTGAATAATATTTCTCAATACGTCGCACGGGACAGTCGTTTAAATATTTCTCTTACTGCAACTATTAATTTAGTAGTTGTAAATAGCACGGGTGCAGCAATTAATGCCGTTAATAGTGATAATTTCGGCGCCCGTCAATTTCCATTAAATAGAGCGGTGTCCAGTATTCAACATAAAATTAATTCTGCTTCGTATACCCTACAAACGGGATCAATCTTAGATGCTTTAGGACGTTTAAATATGGTATCTCAACACGCTAATTTTTACGATAACACGGAACCAGACTGCGTGGACGATTTCGCCAATGCTTCTGGGTCTGTTTTATCCCCTCTACAATCATATACAAGCACTGGATCGGGCAATGGTATGTTTAAACCTCGTACCCTTAATTTCACGGTCTTAAGTGGCAACAGTATCGCAGCAAATAGCACGGGAACCTGTGTAATTCAATATAATATTTATGAACCTATAATTTCACCTTTTAACAATATAGGCGATGAAAACTCCGAGGCGTTATATGGTATTAATGGAGAATTGATCCAATTATTCTATTACGCAAATTTATTTGATTGTATGTTTAATTATGTGGCGCCCACTGGTCTTACGATTTCTGCTTCAACGTCAGTGTCATTAGGCAATTCGGCAACATTACAAGCAATATACCTAACCGCCTACCAATCAACACAAGACGAAATCCCCCGCACATCTTTATATCATTATAATGATTATCAACAATTTCAAAATGATATAGGGTCCTTTAGTGCGGGTCAAATTAAAAGCGGTATTTCTTCTCAGGTTACGACATTCACTTCAATTCCGCAAAAAATACTAATCTACGCACGGGTGGCAGATGGTTCAAAAACCGCAGCAATGCCTGACAATTATTTATGCTTTAACAATGTAACGGTCACTTTTGACAATGGGCAAGCGATGCTAAATGGTGCCTCACAAAATCAACTATGGGAGATTAGCAACCGAAATGGACTAACGATGGAAAGGGCGAATTGGTTAGGTAAGGTATTAAATCCTTCTCTGGTGGCGTCTGGTCTGGCACCAATACACGGGTGCGGATCTGTTTTAGTAATCGATCCCGCTATTGACTTAGGTCTCAGGGCAGATAATACAAACGGGAGTGCGGGACGATATGTAATGCAAGTTATAAACGCTGTAATGCAAAATAATACATCGCAAAATTTCAGTTCTACCACTTTATTTGTTGTTGGTATTTCGTCCGCTATTTTGGAGCGTAATGGCACAGAGTATAGAAATTATATTTTATCTCTACCCGATGACGTTTTTGAAAAAGCAAGAGAAATTGCCCCAGTGTCTCTCGCCTTGTATAATAAGGAGAAATTTACAAACCTATTTTTAAGCGGTGGCGGCATTGGAAATTGGTTCCATAAAGCGATTAATTTCGGGAAAAGCGCTGTAAAAAAGGTTGTTTCACTCGCAAAAGATAATCCCGATATGGTGAATGCCGGTCTTCAATTACTTAATCAACATTTAAATAAAGACGGTGGACGCCTAAAAATGATTAAAGGGGCGGTATTGAAAAAAGGCGGTAAAAGTGATGTACACCCGAAAAAAAATATGGACTTATATTTTGAATAAACAAATATAATATATAGGTATTAATAATTTTTAATTTTTTATTTTCTAAACTATTAATAGAGTAATGTTATAAATGAATAAACAACCTAATAATATAAATAATTTTGATGATATTGAAATTTTCAAAATTACACACCCTAACAATAACAAGTGTGATACGTTTTATTTACATCTATATATAAAAAAAATATATGAAAAAATAATAAAACAATCAATGCCCCCTATTATAAAATCTAATTTATACGATGTATTAAATAATACTATAGAACCTAAAAATATTATATTTTTGTTAAAACCTGATGAGATAAATGTTAAAACATTTTTTACTATAGAAAACTTTAATTTTTTTTATTATAATTTATAACTACTTATATATTATAATATTTGTAAAAATATATAAAAAAAAATTATTAAAAAAATATTAAATATATAATTAGATTTGTTAAAATTAAAATGTTATTATAAGTTAATATATTATTATAAATATTAATTATTTTTTATTAAAAAAAAGTTTTTTAAAATGAAGCAACATTTCGTAATGGCATACGCTGGCAACAAACGTGAAGAGG